TTTAAATGTTCTCATCTTGAAAATTATACCAGAAAAATATGAACTTTTCAAGCACTTTATCACAGTTTCAAGGGTGAGCTTAATGAGGGGGAGAAATGGGGTAATAGCAGTGAACAACTGTGTACCGATCAAAACTAAACCTAACACACCTTTATCACTCTTGTCATCCATCTGGGCTATTGACGGGGAGAGACCTGCAGTCACCTTCGACAGCACACGCATAGCTAAATCCACCTCGAAGGAGTATAATAGAGGCGACTCAAACGCAGGGACAGGTGCAGTTACCTTATACTGCAAAAGGGTTAATGTTACAAGGAAATTATCTCCCCTCCCATAAAGGACTACACCAATGCGAACGTACTATGCAATTACCCTTACAGAAATGGATACCTTTCTCCGTCATCGCGGTTTCACCCCTATACACCTCCCCAATGTCAAGGAAGCCGTCTACAGCCATGTCATTGATAAAAACGTCTGTGTCCGTGTCTATACAGGTATTGTTGATGGCATATCTAGAGATAGAGGCGAGGATGCTATTCGTGTCGCTACTGTCAAACGCCTCTACACAGGCAAAATCATCCCAATCGGTGCACGGCAGAGTAAAGTCTACCGTCTTGAGAACTGGAAAGAATCCCTCCGCACTCGTATTGACAACGTGATAGATTTCTACTACGCTTCACTTGAGGGAAAACAGAAAACTGCTGTATAAGGAGTTATACATATGGGTAACTATGGGGTGTTAAAAATAAGTAACACTATTCTTACGATATCCCCAAAAGAGCTACTCGATCAAATACAGGACTTCCTTAACAGTACAGAAGACTTAATAAAGACTGAACGTTCAGCAGATGGAACCATTAGTACATACGTGCTCAAACACTCAGATTTTACCGAACCCGATTGGACAGAGTATAAGATTGTTCTTACACAAGATACTCTCAACAGACCCTATATCTATGCCCTTGAGGTTTGGACATCAGAAGGGTATAAAAGGGTAAAAATCTTTGAGTCACCCTATGCAGAAGTCTAAGCCTTTTGACCTCATAGACTTCTTCCCTGACTGTGTACTCCCTCACTGTGAACAAAGTGGCGAAGCACACCAGCACATCCTCCCCCATCAACAAGACATCCTTGATTGCACTACAAAATACCTCTACTGCCAGGGCGGTGTAGGCTCTGCCAAAAGCCTTGCCTTTGCAGTGAAGTGTGTCTACCTCTCACTCACCATCCCCGAAAACATTGGTATTGTCTCTCGTGTTGATTACAAACTCCTCTACAAATCCTCATGGAGGGAGATAAAAGCCTGTATCAAACGTCTGGTACAAAAGGGCTACATTGACCCTGATTTCTACCAGAAGAAAATGTTCCGTGATAAGAAACAAGGTGACTACTCTACCATCAACTTCCCTAACGGTAGCATCCTCTACGCAGTACAAAGTAAGAACCTCAATGAAGCCCTCGGCTCATCTTACGGCCTTTTCTGGGTGGATGATGCTCAAGAATCTATGGAGGAATACTTCATTGGAGACAATACAAGTGCTGGTCTTTTATCTCGTCTACGTCTACCTCATATCCACTTTGATAGATCTACCTACTCTGTGGAGAGTAGACGACATGGTTCGCTTCATGGTATGGTTTCTTCTAATCCCCCTCCTTATGGTCATTGGCTCCATAAACTCTTTGGTGATAAGCCAGGTATTCATCTCATTGGTGAGGATAAAGTAACCTGGATGATGGTATCCACTAATGATAACCCCTTTGTTGGTGATGACTACGGTAAGGGCCTTGTAGCTGTTCAGCACAAAATGGGGCATAACACTAACACCGTCCGTCGTGTTATCTACGGTGAAAGTATCCCTGCTTATAAAGGTATCCCTGTCTTCCCACAGTTCAAACACGCCCTACACGTTGCACCACTTAAATTCAGACCAGACCTACCTCTTATCAGATCATGGGACTTTGGCTACCTCCACCCTGCTGTCCTCTACGCTAACCTCTACAAATGCCCTCACCGCACTAACCACTACTTCGCCCTTAGTGAAATAACAGATGCAGCTAATGTGAATGTCCACACACTGTATAAAAAATACGTTGTACCCCACACTCAAGCCCTCTACAGCAACGCTACTCTCATAAGAGACTGTGGCGACAGAAGTGGCTTCCGTCAAAGTAGCAGTAACAAAGACAGTAGAAGTGATATGAAAATCCTCATCAATGAATATCAAATACCTTTTAAGCATGGCTACTTTCATCTCACACCCTCCTTACAGTACATGCGTGGGTTACTTGAACCTAAAACACCCTGCCCTTGTGGCTTACCACTCATCCTCATTGGTGATAAATGCCGCACCCTTATTGGTGCTCTTGAAGGTGGCTACCACTTTCCCCATTCCCGCAGCGGTATCACTGGCGACAAACCCGTTGAAGATCGCTTCTTTGCTGACATTGCCTGTGCATGGCGGTATGGTGCAGAAAACTATGTCAAGTGGGGCCTTTCCTTTGAAGATCAGCAAGAAATGAAACAAACCACTCGCTCTCAATTCTCCATCCAACGTCATGATAATGCTAACCTTCAATGGTTAAATGAAGTTGACAAAGCCATGATGAAACGGATCACTGGCTAACAAAGGCTTGACACCCCCTCTACCCAAACGTACAATACCCTTGTATCTCTTTTTCTTTCCCTGACACATAGAGACAACAATGGCTATTGTTCAAGAAACACAGCTCAAATCAGCCTACCGTCATGCTTACTGTGACCAAATAACTGAAGTCCGTATGAGACGAAGGTATGTTGAACAGCGTATGTTAAACAGCAGACGGAAATGGTTTGGCTTCTATGACCCTTCCTACATACCAAGCGACAGCAGTACAGGTGTCTACAACATCCCCGCTGCTCGTAGAGTAATAGAACGTGCAGCAGTCCGTGTAACGAAGTTACTAACACCTACCGTCAAATGGTTTGAAGTACAACCCTCTGACAGCTATAACACCCCCGCTGAACGTGTAAGTAACATAGACGCCTTCATGCGTTATGTGATGCGAAAGAAGATAGACACACGCAGTAACATAAGCCAACTCTCCCGTTCAATGATTATCTATGGTTTCTGTGTCCTCAAGACAAGCATTGACATTCAAAAAGGTGAAGTGTGGCCTACGCAGCGTGCAGTAGACCCTTTCTCCTTCTATATCTACCCTGAGACAAGTCCCACCATTCAACAAGCAGAAGATGTGTTTGAAGATCTTTTATTCTCCCTCAGCCGCTATAACACCTTTGTTGAAAAGGGACTTGTTGATCCTATCAACCGTGATGACCTCACCACCCCAGACTGGCCTTATCACCTCGTAGAGCGTATGGCCTATCAAGGCATAAGCAACCCTAACAGTAACGTTGACCAGAAAATAGAAAACATCAGAAGCGGCCTTAACAAGCAAAACAGCACAAACCCCTTTGTCTCACTCACTGAAAAGTGGATACGCAAAGACGGTGAACTCTACCAAGTCTACATTGCATGGAATCTTGTAAATGGTCCTCGCATCGTTGGCTTCTTCAAATCAATGTACGATGACCCTATGTACCGTATGGCTATTCACCGCCCTCTCCCTGGTGAAACGTACACCACAGCACAAATAGAAGACATTGAAGCCCTTGATGATGTACAAGGTGATATGTTTAATCAATTCAAAGATGCTGTTGATAGAGAGGGTGGCTTTGTAGCCTTTGGTGGTTCATCTGGTATGAGACGTGATACCTTCAAATACAAAGGTGGAGCTAAGTGGGACTTTGGCTCTGAAAATCCCAAGGATGTAATGCTCAATGTCCAACCCCCTAACACAAGCAATAACTTCCTCAGAGCATGGCAAGTTACCAACGCCATGATGCAAAGTATGGGGGGAGCAGGGACGATAGCTGAAGGTCAACCCGGAAGGAATATGCCCCGTAGCGGTGAAGCGGTCTCATCCCTCATCAACCTTGGCATGGCTGATATACAAGATATCGCAGAGGTGATAGAACAAGGTGTCCTTACCCCTGGCCTAAGTGACATCTACAAAGTAGCAAACATGATCCCTGACGATCAATTAATGCGTATACCCGGTGGCATAGCCTTCTATGATCCTAATAAAGAAAAACCCACCTCACTGATAAAGAAACGTGACATAGCAGGTGACTTTGAGTATGAATGGGTAGGTTCTCTCCAATTCCAAGCAGACGGTGAACGTGCACAACGCTTAATGATCTTCCTTAACATGTTCCTTAATCCTAACACCCAACAAATGCTTGCACAGCAAGGCTACACCATCAACCTCCCCGCTCTTATTCAAATGGTATGGCGCTCTGGTATAGGTGTTCGCGGTCTAGACAACGTTGTTGTTACTATGGGTGAAATGCAACAAATTCTCACTCGCCAGCAACAGCAAAGTGGTATGCCTATAGGCCCACAAACACAACCCACTAACCTCCCCCCCGATGTACAACAGTTGTTAGATCAAGTCAAAGGTACTGTCCCACAAGGGCAAACTCCACCAGTAGGACAAGGAGGACAAAACGGTGCGGTAGCAGGACTTACACCCACACTCTCAACAGTAACCAATGGTTTCACAAGGAGGTAACTAATGCCTATTTACACCAATCTGAAGGTGGTTGATAAGAACACAGGTAACACTATTCTCAACATTGATGAAGGGGGGTTTAAGGATACCAGTAATCGTGTCTTCTCTCCCTTTGAATTTCTCTTCGATCGACTCTTTGCTACCCCTCTCGCTGCCTATATGTGGCGGTGTATTGAAGGTGTCTGGCAGGTAGCTGGTGTAGGTGCTGATTGCTCAGTAACAGGCGGTTCATCTTGCACTGTTGATGTACTTGTCTGTTCATCGGCCGTTGCTCCGGGTAGCGGTACTACACAGCTTACAGGTGCAATGGACATTGAAGCAACTGCTCCTTTCGCTGTTAATGGTGTTCTCATCGCTGCCCCTACACAAATCTTCCCCGGTATGCTTGTAGCACGTGTTATCGCTGGCACTCCAGGCTCCCTTGAAGGTATCTTAACCGTTCAACTCAAAAGGATAGGGTGATGGATAGCAACGAAGAACTTGACCTCGCAAAGGTGCAAGAGTTTATCAAAGGACAAGTTGATACCTATGCACAGGAGGCATTTAAGCAGTATCAACAGCCTGTTGTGCAACCGCAGCAAGGTGGCTTAACACAAGAGCAACAGGCACAGCTTCAACTCCAGCAGATGCTTGAGCCTTTTATTGCCCCTCGTGTTAATGCTGCCCATCTCACCGCTGCTGATGCTAGAGATACGGCATCCTTCTACAGCGACCCCTCTAACCTGGAGATGAAAGATGAAGTAGAAAAGATGTTTGAAGAGTTGAAAACTGCAGGGAGGGCGATACCGAGGGCAGACATTAAACGCTACCTGCTTGGTAAGGAATATGAAGCTGATCCTGTAAAGTTCACAGAAAAACAAACTGAACGCCGTAAAGCTCAAGTAAAAGCTGCTGAGGGTGCTCTTGACATCGGCCAAGGTGGTTTAGACCGTAACCGTAACAACCCTCTCCTAGTAGGTCAAGACCTTTGGACTATGCCTCTTGAAGATCTTGAAAAAGCCCTACAAGGGGTAACATTCTAACACTGAGGAGTAACAAATGAAAGCAGACGTACAAAGTATTCTCTCCCGTTGTATAAAAGATGGTGAGTGTTTACTTTGGACTGGCGCTAAAAACAGCGATGGTTACGGGAATGTAAACGTCAACGGCCAGTATCTAAAAGTGCATAGACTTATGTATACCTTGATATACGGTAAGACCAATAAAAGTGTGCTCCATAGATGTGATAAACCTGCTTGCGTAAACCCCTATCACCTCTTTGAAGGTACACAAGACGATAACATGAAAGATGCAAAATCTAAAGGTAGAATGCGTAAAGGGGAGAGCCACTGCAAATCAATACTTACCCCAGATAAAGTGTTAGAGATACGTAATTTCTACACTTTACTTGGCGACAATAAAGCTCCATATGGTACAATACCTATGCTTGCTAAAAAGTATGGTGTGAGTTATGACACTATACAGCAAGTACGTTATAATAGGTCTTGGCATCATTTAATGGTAGAGTAGAAGTTTTAGTAACTGTGTTACTTTACATTTCTAAAGAAAGGGTAAAAGATGGCCGCTGATAGTTACACTACCTTTGCAGGGATGGCGAATGACGCCCCTAACGTCTACATCGCTCGCAAGATGATTGAATTGCTCAATAGAATGCTTGTCTTAGACAAGTGTAGCGACCCTTTCCCACTTGAAAATGGGAACAGTAAAACCCTTCGTGTTGTGAGGGTAAGACGTGTAAGTCTCCCTAACACTCCTCTCATTGAAGGTGTTACCCCTTCCACAGACGCTCTCACTCTTGAAAATGTTGACGTGACTGTTGAACAATGGGGTCTCATTGTTACCCTCACTGATATGCTTGAATTAACCGTCCAGCATCCTATGCTCAGTATCGCTATCGAACGCGTTGCTATGGCGATGAAAGAGACAAGTGAGAGAGAAGACGCTGAAGTATTAATGGGTGCGACTAACGTAACCTTCCCTGGCGCTGTTACCACACGTAGCGGTCTCGCTGCATCTGATATCTTCAACACCGCCCTCGCTATCGCTGTTAATGCTAAGTTAGAAATGCGCGGTGCTCATAAATACATGGACAACGGTGGCTATTACATGGGTTTCTTTCAACCGCCACACAAAGCTGCCATCCTCGGCTCTGACGCTACCTTTCAAGCAGCAAGTAACTTTGCCAAACAAGACCGCTTGATGTATGGTCGTGTTGGTGAGTGGATGGGTATTGAATGGATTATGGGGAACTTCCTTCCTGTCTATGTTGGTGTAGCCGCTGCTACTACTGCCGCTGTTACTGCCACAAAAGCCCAATACACCGTAGGTACAAGTGGTACTCTCGCTACAGCTAACTATCAGCTCAAAGTCGTTGCCAGAGAAATCACAACTGACTATGAACGCCGCATCTCTGTGCAAACAGGAAACATCGCTGTTACCTCTCCAGGCAGTATTACTGTTGTAATGCCCTCCAGTGTGAACTATGTCTACGATGTTTACCTGACACAAGCTGCAGGGACGATTGCATACCTTGTAGCAAGCAGACAAGCCGCTTCTTCAACTTTCACAATCACCACTGCTCCTGCTGGTACTGAAGCGGTTGCACCAGAAGCTCCCGCTCTTGGCGTTAATGTCTACACAGGCTTTGTGCTTGGCAAAGGTGCGTTCGGTACATGCACCCTTAACGGCATGTCCCTTCAAACTTTCACTACCCCTAAAGGTCCAACTGACAGTGACGCTCTAGCGCAAAGACGTAAGGTAGGTGTAAAGTACGCACGGAAGAGTTTTATCCTCGACAACACATACATTGAGCGTTTTGAAACAAGCAGTGCTTTCGCTGCTGCGATACCTGCATAGTGGGTGATGTATGAAAGTATGGGTTATTGTAAAATGCAGTGATGCTGGTAACATCATAGGTGTGTTCAGTACACTAAAGAAAGCGAGTAAATATGTTGAAGACCACAAATACTCAGCTTTCATTATCACTGAGCACACTGTAGATATTCACTCTCAAGAGGCATCAAGTAATGCCTAAGA